ATTTATTCTCTATACAATTTTAAGGGTACCAGCACTATTCCAAACATCACCAGAACTTAGCCCAGTATTAGCCGTTGGAAGGTCTATAATATTAACAATCGTTTTACCGACTAAGGCACTAGCAGGGTCTATAATATGCTCTATAGAAGCTACAGGCTGTACTGCACCAGACCCGGTTAGAGTAAGCACAAGTTCAGTTCCCCGTAAAGGTCCCGGATTAGCCTGTTGTTGTATGTAGTAGTTCAAGAGCCTTATCAAAGAGTTCATATACTGCACATCATACTCCAAAGGGGGCAGAGGCAGTACATCAGGAGTTGGTATACTAAAGCCGGGATTTCTCATGCTTAACCCCTACGTCCATCAGGCTGTACTTCGAGTCTAGGAGTTCCCAACTGCCACTTTATACCTAAGTCTTCACTACTTATTCTAAAGGCTATTTGTCTGCCTCGTAGCCGCACCCAAACTTGTTCTGTGTAATCATACACCTGTGTAGTTACCTTATTACCTGCGGTTATAGCGGCCTCGGCAGAAAGAAATGTACCTTGACCCGGAAAGTTTCTAGCCGATATAGTCATTGTAATAGAAGGAGCAGGTACGGTAGAACCAATAAAGTCAACGTCAGGAATAACTCGTTTAACAAAAGAAAACTGATCCCCTTCACCAATATCAAAATCGGCACTCTCTATATAACTTACAATCGCACTAGGAGGGTTTGTTAACCCATCGTCTACCCCATTCTCATGCTGTACCAGCATACCGTCAACAGTAGCCCAAGGAAGCCCCTGTATATGTGAGTCTAACCACGCAGTTCGTTCCATATCCCCATAGTACCAAAGTTTTTCAAGGTAGTTATAAATAACATAACGGTCAATTCTTTCGGCATCTGCAGAGGGGTAAAACCACCAGATTTCATTATACTTCTCGTTAGTGCCTGAGTACACCAATGCGGATTGGCTGGTGTTAAAATCATCAAATATGTACTGCCTTAAAGAACAAGGCAACGTGTCTACCCGCCCAGAATAGGCGTAAAACTTATCAATACCCATCCAGTAGGTAATCCCATTTGCAGTAATTGCTGCATTAGGAGAGGCTATAGTTATTTCAGCAGAAACAAGATTAAACCCAAATATAAAAGGTTGCCCTTGATACTGCATAGAATAGATAGCAGCATCGGTCCAAATAATAACCTCTTTACGGGTTTTTTCAGAAGTGACTATTCTACTGCCCGTAGTTAACCTAAAAAACCCCGCTGTATTTGTTATATCTGAAGGGTCCCAAATAAGGGGGTTCTCTTGGTCACACCATTGAACCATTAGAGGGTCTTGTCTAGCATCTATAACGGTGCCTGTAGTTCCCGCACCAGCAAGTACATTTGAGGCTACAAAATATTGGTTTACTTCGTTTTTAGATGCCCCCATAAGGGTGTAGTCCGTATCACCTACTGTAGAAATAATATAAGTTATTCCTAGCTCAAGACTAGCTGCTGAAACAAGAGGTAGTGTAGGATCACTAGCGCCTAAAACAACAACATGACGTTCTTCAGTAACGAAAACTCTGGTGCCTAATGCAGGGGCGTAACCATCAGAACCGGGGATATCACGAATATTAATTCCTCGCCCAGTAACTTGCCCGTCTATAGATATGTTAGTCCCTGCGTAATAATATATAGGGCCACTCAAGGCATTAAAAAATAGGTCCTGTCCAAAGGAGTCAGCACTCCATAACCGTATTGAAACACCGTCAGTTTGGTAGGGGGTATTCCACCCGTGACTTCCATTCCAAGGACCTGCTCCCCAACCTGAACCAAAGCTATTTGTATTTAGTCCTGTATTAGCTTGAAACACTGCAACTACTGGGGCGCTACCTCCTCCAGCTGTCGCCGATGAGGATGATATTCCTATGTCTATGTTAAAATAATTTGAGTCCGCAAATTGAATCTGATGTTCTGCATTAAGATAAAAAGAAGAATACGGACCAAAAGAAGTGGCATCGCTGATAGTTACAAAGTCATTAGATATAGCACGATTATGTGCGCAATCCACTGTTAACCATTGACTTGATACAGGGGCTGAAGAACTATGAGCACTTGCAGTGGTTCCATTATACCCACGAATACACCCCGATAAAGTGTTAATAGCGGCGTTACTAACCCATATTTCTTCGGACCCTATTTTAATAACATAAGGAGTCAGTCTAGCAAAAGAAGTCCCGCTAACTACGTTAAATGAAATATCTGTAGCTGAAATATTAGCACTAAGTGTAGAATATATAGGTAAAAAAGGATTTGCTACAAGGTCTAAAGTAACTCGAATAGGGGTTATATCGAAGTATAGACCTCCAAAATATATGTAGTATTTTAAATTAGTGCCTAAACCAAGTAAGTAATACCCCGATAAAGTAACCCATTCTACAATATGTTTACACTCCCCTAAAAATAGCTCCGAAGTAGCAGGAACCCATCCTCCTAGTTTTTCAGGCATACCTGAACGGAAACGTATATTGTCACAAGCGTACCAGCCGCCTGTGTTAGCTAAATCTGTAGACTCTCTTGATACACCCGGTCTAAATTGTAGGTATTGTAAAGGCATCTATATGCCCTCGTTATATGCTTAGGACAAAGTTAACAGGGGCAAACTTACTACTTGCGGCTACGCTATTTATCTGTGTTTGGATATTACTAGTAGCACCACTTAAATAACCTAATTCAGTAGAAGTAACTGCAGACCCCGTTAATTCCCCAGCAGCATCTGTAATAACAGCAACATTAGGCACGTAGGTATTATTATTGACCGTAAAAAAATCAACCCCATCACTATAGACTATAAGTGCTGAACCGGAAATAATTGTGACCCCTAGACTACCGGGTGCCGTGGTTATAATAGTTACGTCTTCAGTAGAGTCATTGGCTACTACATATATTTTAGATACGGCGGGGGCAATTATATACCTAGTTACACCGGGGGTGCCTACCACATTAATAATCATCTGCCTAGACTGATCGGACACCCCATTTAAAGAGGTTAAAATCACATCCCCAGCAGTTACATCAACACTAGCCAAACCCGCAATGGCTTGCTCTATAAGGGTGCCCAAGTTGGTATTAGTCGTTACCCCCCATTGATTAGCTTGCTCACCAGAGGCGATCAGTTGTATGCGTAAATTAGAGCTATAGGTACTTGGCATCTTTGTATCTCTTAAGTAGGTATGTCAGTCCAATCGGGGTTCTGAGTAGTGTTTATTTCAGTCCAACCTGATGATTGCGTTGTGTTTATGCTCGTCCAATTAGCGTTCTGCGATGGGTCTATTTTGTTCCACATGCGCATAGAATGCAAGGTTAATTGCATGTTTTGGCTCCCTAGTGTAGGAGCTACAGCCTCTTTTGTACTATTTTGTGTTAGCGTTAAAGACTGGCCTATTAGTTCGTAATTAGATGCAGCCGTAACGGATACGGGATTTTGTACTAAAGTAAGGTTCTGCCCTGCTAATGTTGTGGCTAAAGCAACGGCTACTGGATTTAATGTAAGGGTTAGGGCACTTTGCCCTGCAAGCAATGTAACACTACTAGCGGTTACGCCTACAGATGTTTGGGATAGAGTAGCGTTTTGCCCCGTTAAAACGACAGAGGCGCTTAGTATTATGCTCGCTAGTGGAGCACTTGCAATGGGGTTAAAGCCTAACATGTGCTAGGCACTTAAAAAAAGATTCATTTCAGCTTTCCGCCTACGTGTTAGACCTGCTAATGACTTACCTTTGGCTTTATCCCAGCGAAGAAACTGCGGAGCTATTAGGTCTGGTGCAGTTCCTGCATTTAGCATTTTTACCAAAGTGGAAGACGCAAAGTTTCCTTGACCAATATTATAACACAGTGATATACAAGCATCAAATTGACATTGCTGTATAGGTATAGTAAGGGCTTTATTAACTGCATTTTCAAAGGTAGTTAAGTCGTGGTGTAGGTACATATCCCCTACTGCTTCTGTTATGTCTTTATCAGCTAAAGTAACTGCTTTCTTATCAGGGTATCTAG